CGTGAAGCGTTCAACTCCATTACCAAAGGAGTAAGTCATGCCGTGGACTGTCAAAGATGTTGACGGTTTTAAGAAAGGTCTAACTCCTGCACAGAAGAAAAAATGGGTCAGTATTGCTAACGGTATTCTTAAGGACTGTCAATCAAAAGGTGGCAAGAACTGCGAAGGGAAAGCAATAAAAATCGCAAACTCTAAATTTGAGGAGAGAACAATGGCACTTGAAAAAAAGACTGAAAAAGTCCCCAAGGGAGCATTAAGATTTGTAGAGGAGGGTTTTCACGCTCTTGCTATTAAAGATGGTGATAATCCACCTAAAATGCAAATGACAGCTTACAATGGGAAAGTTATCAAGGGACATTGGTACTGGGGAGATTTAGCCATTGATCTTGACGGTATCAAATTCTCTGCGGGGAAGTTCCCGATACTTGAAAATCACGACACTGCCCGCAAGATTGGTTTTCATAATGGTAAACCTGATACCTCACAAGGTAAGCTCGAATTGATTCCTGAGAAGACGGTACTTGTCGATACAGAGTATGCCAACGAGTTCGTCAAGTTGTCGTCAGACGGTTTTCCGTATCAAGCGAGCATTTATGCTAAACCTACTGAAATTCAGCGCCTGATGAAGGACGAGACAGCAGAAGTAAACGGATTTACATTACGGGGTCCGGGTACTGTCTGGAGAAAATGTGACTTCAAAGAGGCGTCTGTTTGCGTTTTCGGGTGGGATTCGTCAACGAAGTCCTCTGCGTTTTCGAGAGAGACCACCGAAGATGTCGAATATAAAGAAAATGCGCTTGAGGAAACTCAATTCGTAGAAGCAGAGGACGAATATAATACGGAAGGAGGTGAAATTATGAATCTGGAAGAATTGAGAGAAAAATATCCTGATCTTGTCGCTCAACTGTCCGAGGAGGTGAAAGCCACTTTGAACAAGGAATTTGATAAAGAACGGGAGCAATTCACGGCAGAGAAAACTGCTCTGGAGCAGAAGAACGCTGATAATGAAAAGCGTCTCGCTGATCTGGAAAAGAAAGACGCTCTCCGTGAAGAACGTGAGAGGGAGAACCAAGCCGATAAAATCTGGAATGACAAATTGGCTGATTCTGACATTGACGATCATCTTCACGAGAAAGTCAAAAGAATGGTTTCCTTCAAAAAGTTCGTTAAGGACGACGTTCTTGATGTTGAGGCGTTTTCTGCCGCGATTGACGAGGAGATTAAAGATTGGGAAGGTAAACTGTCCAATCAGTCTGTTTCGGGTATGGGCTCAGTAGAGCGCAGAGCAGATGAAGAAGGAACTCCCGCAAATTCGGAAGAAAATTCAAAGATGTCTAACGATCTGCTTTCCCGGGCGGGTCAACAAGCAACGGCTTAAAAAATACCTTTACGGAAGGAGGTGAATAAATATGCCGACTGATATTCCTTCAATCATACGAGGAGCTCAAGACGACTATCGGGCATTGTACTATTCTGAACCGATGGCTTCTTTGAAAGTACCTGTCACACTTCAAGCTGGTTACGGGGTTCTAAAACTCGGAACTGCACTCGCTTTGAACAAGTCTGCTGGCGTTGCCGGTGGTCGTGACAAACTCGTACCTTACAACCCTACCAGTTTTACGGGAGCTGAAAAGCATCCGGGTAGGGCTTACCTTGTTGCAGATTCTGGCACAACGGCTTCTATTCTGTACGTCTCGCAGGATGATAGCTACAAATTCAATGTTGGAGACGATGTTATTATCAACGACGACACAACGGCTGCCGAGAATCTTGGAGCAATCACCGCTATTGATCGAACAACTGATCTAAGTCGTGCGGCTATCACAGTCACGACAGCAACCGGTGGAACTTCATTTACTGTGGCAAGGAAAGCATACATCGCAGTAGAGGCTGGAGACAATACCAATAATTTTTCTGATTGTGTTGGTATTCTTGAAAAATCTGTGGATTGCGGTACTGGAATTAATGCAAAGGGAGCGGGAGCTACCCTGATTCTTGGTAACTGCGTCCTATACGAAGGACTGCTGACGAACGTTGATGCGGCCGCTAAGACTGATTTGAGCGCCGCTTCTTTTGGTCAGTATATGTATATTCGTTAAAATACTCTACGGAAGGAGGTGAATACTTATGCCACGTGGAGCTTCTGAAATACCTATTCTCAGGTTGGAAGTACTACAGGACTTCATTACGAGGTTCAAAGCGGCACCCAATCTGATGTTTACGAATCTCTTCCCCGGAACTCGAAACGCTGAGTCGGACACGATTAAGTGGGAATCACAGAGAGGTGGAAGAGGTATGGTTCCGTTCGTTCCCCCGGGAGCGCCTGCACCCGTATCTGCACCGCACGGTATCGCACAGCACCAAGCGACTGCCGCATATTGGAAAGAAAAGCGGTACTTTGACGAGGAGTTTTTGAACAATCTTCGCAAACCGGGTACAGATTCAGCGTATCAAGCTGCCGCAGATACGCTTGCGGATAACTTAGCTGACATCGTTAATCGAGCTAACAGGAGAAAAGAGTGGATGTTCTCCAACATGTTCATCAACAACGGTTTCAGTTACATGGTAAAGGGTGGGTACATGGTCAACATTGACTACGGTATCCCGTCCGATCATCGTGTCACCCTTGGCTCGTCTTACTACTGGGATACTGGTGGTAGCAAAGACATTATGGGAGACATCAAAGATGGCAAGCGAAAGATTGCCGAAGCAAACGGTGGGGTTGTTGATATTGCGATCTGCAATAGCCAAGTCCTCGATATGATTGGTAAAGACACATCTATCCGTTCGCTTTTGCAAGCGAACGCTTTCCATGATGGTTCGCTCATGGCTGGTCCGGGTATCGACGCTTTGGCGCTTGTCAATGCCAAGGTAATTGGTACTCTCCTCGACATCAAAAATCTTATCATTTACGACGAGATGTACGAGGTCAAAGCCGAAATCACCGGTGCTGTCACCGGCGGGTCTACCACATGGATTCAAGTGAACGATGCGTCCGATTTTGACGCATACGAAAAGCTGACGATTTGGGATCGTAGTAGCGCGGATACATACGAGCAACGCTACATTCTGTCCGTCAACAAGTTCACTAACCAAGTCCAGATTGAATACCCGTTTACTAACAGCTATGTAGCCGGGGAAGACTACGTCACCATGCAACGTTATTATGTGCCTGGCGACAAATTTGTAATGATGGCATCTTCCGTAGAGGGAACACCGATCAGTCGGTACATTCAAGCCCCCTTCGGACTGGGACGTCATTGGGGACTCTACACCGATAAGAAAGACGAGTGGGACCCCGAAGGTACGTGGATCAGAGTGCAAGACAAAGGCTTACCTGTGCTTTATCATACGGATGCGATTTACACTATTGATGTTACTGCACGAGCCGGTGAGTCCGCGACAAGCACGACCACTACTACAAGTTCAACCTCAACCACAACTTCCACCTAATAAGGGAGGTGTAATCGATGAAAGTCGAACAAGTCAAGCTGTTAAAGACCCTCAAGTTTGGCAAGACGGTTTGGATAGAGGGATCATACTTTCCCAACAGAGAGTACCCCTCTATCCCAGCCGAGCTTCTGCTTGAGGTCGCAAGAGGCACGGGAACGGTGGAGGTAACACAACAATCTGAGGAAAAGATTGTACCACCTAAAACAGATAATCCTGAAAAGACTTCGACAACGAATGATGTTGTAACGTCCGTCTCAAATAGAGCTTCGTTAGAGGAAGCTCTGCAAAAAGAAAAAGCGGCAGTAGAGGCTGCTGATTTACCAAAAAAGAGAAAGTCGAAACTTGTTAGGAGAAAATAATGACAAAACAGGAGCTACTTTTGAAGCTGGAGAAGGAAGTCAAGGGTCTTCATCAGTATTTAACTCCAGAAGACTACGAGAACGCCGCTGTTGATTCCATAAATGAGTTCGACAGTTCTTACCCTGTTTCTGGTAGCTTGCTTGAATACTGGGTCAAGAAACGAGCCAAACGTCATTTATTTTTCTATCTTCTAACCGAGAGCGCACATAAATTTAAGTTCGAGCAAATCAACCTGCAACACAGGTTCGATCATTATAGCAAACTGATAGAGATGGAGGACAAGCAATTTGAGAAGTTTCAAGAAGAACGTCCTGATCTGTTTGCTGGAGTCGATTCGTATAAGATGTTCGGTACGAAAGTGGATGCTGGCTTTGCTTATGCTGAATATGGTACGGATATCACATACGACGACGATCAACTGGTTGAGTTTGATCCCAAAGCGAGTGACTAATGACTATTGGTCCTGACATTGAAGAAGTATTGGATGAGGTAGGTACTTCCTATACAATACTTCGTGACAGCGGAAATGTAACTGGGGAGAAAACATATTTTAAAGCGAATAGTCAGGTAACTAAACCTTTCATTCGTGAGTTCTTCCTCGAAGCATGGTTTCCATATAATACGGAAGCTGTCGGTGGTGATTATGTTCAGTTTGTTACTACGGGTGATATTTTTATTGTAATGAACATAACCCCAATGATGTTTGAGGATTCAGTAATCAAGTATGATGTGGTTCTTTATAAGTGTAACGTTGTGCTTGATATTCTTAGACCGTATGAGTCAGATGATTGGGATTCAAACTATCAGAAATTAACATCGTGGCAAATGATAAAGGGTCGAATATATGGACTTTTGACGACCCCACTTTATGGTCACGATCTCGCAACTGACGAGGAGTTAGGGTACTTGGGACTCGAAGTACACGAACTTTACCTTCCAGAATCGCTCAAAGTGCAAACTCTCGACCGTATTCGACTAACCTCTACACAATATTATCGTGTTGAAACGATTAAACCAAGACGTTATGAAGGCGTCGATGTGTTTGAGGTTGGTGAAGATTCACGACCTGCACCATCAACTACCACAACCTCAACCACAACCACAACTTCTACATCAACGTCTACAACCTCAACTACGGTGTAGCTATGTTAATGGATTTATTCATTGTCCCCAGATCGGGAATACTGAATGAAGAAAAAGCTAAACGTACCGTGGAAAGTTCCTTGTCAATAGTTCATCAGCATTATGTAGCACAGAGCTGGCGACAGATAAATAAGACTCCAAAACAATCATTGTATTATGCGGTTGCGTATGACAATGAGTGGTTTGATCCACGACTCGTTATGGACATTAGATCAGTTTTGTTGTATTCTCGTGAGATCGATATGTTTACCATTTTTGTGGCAAGAGGGGATGGTAAAGTTGTTTATCAGCCAAGACTTTTTAGCAGTAGTTTGAAGCTAAATCCTGACGTGAGTGACCAACCTCTTCCTTTTAATCACGAGAAGTATAAATTTGAAAAACTCATTGGTGGATGGTTATACGTTGATTAATCTTGAAATAAAATTCAACCAAAGTGATATTCGTAGATACTTGCGAGCTTTGAAAAGAGTTGAAAGAGCCGTAGATAGGGAGAAACGTGAGCTTCCTTATAGAGGGGCGGTAGATTATGTCAATCTGTTGACCAAAAATATTATGAGTCAAAAATATCTGGCTGGGGCAGCCCCTTATAATCCAAAATATGAAAAGTGGAAATCTCAGCATTTTATGATGCGGGGTTTCTGGATTATGAGGGGTGAGATTATCAGGTCGTTGACTGTTTATAGAGATAGACATCCACAACGTTGGATTGGGGGTCTACCAAAGAACGCTGGTATGGTTCCTGGTAGCTCATGGTTTATGCCACCTGGCTCTGGTAAACCAAAATCGATCAATATGTATGCGTATGTAAATGAATATGGAGGGGTATATGCTGGTTATAATCATCCAGCACGACCAATTTTTAGACCTACAAAAGTTGAATATCAACGAGATGGGTTTCCGAAACGAATTAAAGAATCGAAAAACATAATCGGAAGGAGTTGGCGATGAATACTGAACCTGCAAATTTTAATCCTGAATTTACACCGGAACAATTTATTGAACAAATTGATATTAAATACAAGGAGTTGAAGGGAAAAGAAGATCGTCTCAGTTTGAAGTGGGGGCACTTTTCACGGGGAATGAATGTGGAGATTAGAAAATATTGTGATAATCTTCCTGTAGACTCCCAAATTCGTGAAAGATACCTTTACACTCAAATATATTGGACATGTAAAAGCAGACTTCTTGATCTCCACATGAAGAATAAAATTATTACAAGAGGCAGAATCAGACGAGAAAGCAAGATGGCTAAAGACATTAAAAGTATGATTCTGTCTGGTAAGTTTTTATCTCCTACAAGAGAGGATGAACGAATTTCACACTTTTTGAAAAGGTTATAATGGACATTTTAGAAGTATATCCGAAAGGTTGGCATGTAAGACTTGAATTGTCTATGATTCAAATTCAGATGATTCTTGACTTCCTTGACAACTGTGAGTTCCATGGTGATCTAAAAGATGAGGCTTTAGTGAAAGCTAAGGATTATGTAATCGGTGACTTCTTTCCAAAACTCGATAAGCTGACAGAAGAAATGGTTAGGAGAGAAATCTAATGGCACTCGATCCAACAGCACGAGAAGCTAACTTCAAGGACAGTATGAAAAAGTACATCGTTGACAATATGTGGACGATAGAAAAAGTACCGATCAGCTTTGATCCTGCTATGTCTAAGCCTAAGTTAGCAAATAACATGGAGCTTACTACATGGCTAAATGTTCGTTTCGGTGATTTTTATAGGGATGATCTAAGCAGAGCAAACGTAGAAATCCGATGTTGTACTCGTCAAGATAATGAAGGATTTAGACTCGCTCAGTTGTGCGATAAAGTTATGGGATACTTTACTACTATCGAAGGTACAGGGATTAAATCAATAGACTTCTATCGAAGTTATGAAGCTCCTACTCCTTGGGTAAAGATTGGGGGTATAGTAGTCCAAGACATTATAGAATCTGGTGTTTTTATTGCGGAAGATGAGTCTAAGTTCAAAGTGCTTTATTTGACGTTGCGCTTTGCTTCTAAAATATAAAACATAGCTCCTCAGGAGCTCAAATTTAAACGATCTTTTTTAACGAATATCAAGACAAGGGTAAACTTATGTCACGCTCTAAAAAGCTGTTTTACCGATGCGAAAAATGTGGCAAGATACTGATTGAACGCAGACCCAATGGTCTATGGTATTTCGTATTCGGCAAAAATAAGAAGTTTGTTCCTGTTGAAATGCACATTCACGGGAACATTAAAATGCGTTGTCTACGTCGATCATGCAGACGAGATAACCCAGATCACTGGAACATCTTTAACTTTTTTCCAAAGTCTAAAGAAGCAATCGATGATGAGGTCGAATCTCTACCGGCAGAGATAAATTCAAAAGAGAAAGGAGGTGAAGATTAATGCCAAGAACTGGACCTACTACCAAGGACACCACGACAGTCCCGTTGGGACTTGCTCAAATTAGAATTGGTAACTCTGCCACTTATGTGGGGCAGATTCGACCCATTCTTGCTTCAACCGATTCTATTGGTGCGCTTGCTAATACCAAGCTGACCCTGAACCAAGAGTTTTACAAATTAGAA